AGGAAGTCATTTCACGGATGGACACTTGCATGGCATCCTCCGAAATTCCAACCTCTGGTAGGTATTCAACTTCATCCGATGATAGGACAAAGTTGTGGAAAGTCGGAGCAGATGGCAAGCTGCCCATTTTAAATTCTTCACGAAGGGGAACCCTCTGAAGTCGCATCATATTAGCAACTCGCCAAGCAAGTGCTCCCCGAAAACCGATCTCACGAAGAGTTCGGCCAGCGGAAAGTACATGCTTGCGATGCCAAAGAAAAAATTGCCATGCGCATTCATAGGCCAAGGGTCCAAGACCCTTAGTGAAGTTTCTAAAGTTGGCAGAGAGAGAATTGACGAAATCGGCCGTGCGTAGCATACCCATTCGAACAGTCGGAACCACACGAAGGTGGGATCCCGTCCAACGAACGAGTGTACTATTTAACGTACCGAAATCGTCAGCGAAGCTGGTCTTCGAAAGTTCGACCTCAAGTCCAACCTGATGAACGGTGTCAACCCACGACCGGAAAAACCGTGGGTCTTCAACTTGAAAGAGAATGTCGTCGCCGTTAATTAATACAGGCACATCCCGTGGTAAGAATCGCGAATACCCATCAGGGCAAAAGCTTTTCAAAGACCAGCGGAATGCAATGTAATTCTGGACGCACAGAAGTGGGAAGCTCAAAAGGCTTCCCATCTGTTGACCAGAAACGACACGACCAAAAATCTCCTTGTTCAACAAAAACCCTGTGCTGTCATACTCGGCCATAACCAGTTCTGGAGTAAGCAACTCCATAGCCGTTATGCGAACCGATTCAGGTACTCTGGTTGCATTCTTCAATGCTACACTCAGAATAGCCTGTGCCACACACAGGGGCAGATTGTCCGTTGCGGAACGATAATCTCCCGAAACAAGAGCCCCTCTACCCTTCTTGAAGCCGGCAACATCGAGAGCATTAGCTGTAACGTCCCCTCGTAACAACCACGGTAATTCACTAAGTCTGTCGTACATAGACTTATGAAGAGGTTTGACCAAAAGTGACTCATCAGAGTATTTTGTCAATGGCCTCGGTTTACCCGCGGATTGAACGACGAGGGCGCAACACTGATGCGCAATCTCGAATTCTTCCTTTCCAAAAGCTCGGTCGAGAAACTGACCATGGTCGGTACTAATGTTGGTACCGCCTCCCGCATGGCGATTTGCCTCAAGGGAAGCGGCCAAACTAGG